AGATCATAAACGTCGGAATAAACCCCATCGGTTGCGTGTTTTCAGAATTTTCGCTACAAGATCCAAAAACGTGGGCTTTCGTGCGTCCGATCTTACGTGAAAACAACGGATGGGCAATATTTAACTTTACCCCAAGAGGAAAAAATCACGCGTATGACCTGTATTTAATGGCGAAAAATAACCCAGAGTGGTTTTGCCAGCGCCTCACAATTGCGGACACAGGTGTTTTAACTGCTGAAGACATGGATAGAGAACGGTATGAAGGGATGTCGGAGAATCTGATACAACAAGAGTTTTACTGCTCGTTTGATCAGGGTATTGAAGGCGCGTACTACGCAAAACTATTGAACCAAGCTGATTTGTCGGGGAGGCTTACAAACGTCCCCTACGAGCCTTTAGCGCCTGTTCAAACGTTCTGGGATCTTGGAGTGGGCGATGAAACGGTGATTTTGTTTGTTCAGCAGATCGGCCAAGAAATCCATATAATCAACATGTATAAAAACACTGGAGAAGGTCTTAATCACTATGCAAAAGTGCTCAAAAAATTCTCGGACGATTTTGGTTATCATTATAGCGACCATTATGCTCCTCATGACATACAAGTACGCGAAATCGGCAGTGGAGCGCAAACAAGACTCGAAATCGCCCGAGAGTTGGGAATTAACTTCTTCATTGTGCCAAACCTTCCGATCCAAGAGGGTATAGAGCTCGCTAGGGGTATTTTTGGAAAAGTGTGGATCGACCAAAAGAACTGCAACTACTTGATTAAATCGCTTGAAAATTACCACCGCGCGTACAATGAGAAACATAATGTTTTCTCGGAAAGACCTGTTCATGATTGGTCATCTCATTCCGCCGACTGTTTTCGCTATATGTCAATTATTCTCAACGTAAAACGGCAAAAAACAATGACAGAAAGCGACGCTAACAGGCTTGAGGACCTATATTTCCGCAGCTACCATTGATTTTAATCTATTTCTTCGGTAATATATTGCAAAAACATACTTCCTTTTGTTTCTCGCCATGGGTTTACCGTAATCAATTCATGGCGTGTTTTGATTTTGCTTTTTGTTTTTGTTTTTTTTATTGTAAAAACAGGTAAACACGGGTTACAAATGAAGAAACAAGGTTACAACGCAAGGCTAGACGATTCTATGGGCATGTCAAACGGCAAGAAAGGCCAGTCTATGGGGTCACGCAGAGCAGAATCTAAAGGGATGGAAAAGGCAGAAAAGGCAACTGGAGCTCTTATTGCACAAAAAGCAATAACAGCACCAAGCCGCTCTAAAAAATTGAGCGAGGATCTTCGGGAAACAGCCTCATCTTATAAATTGAAAGACGTGCTAAAACAATCGATGGGGAAAAAGCGCGGAAGTTTTAGCAAATAAGAAGGAGCCCTTTTGCCATGGTCAACAACTTAAAAAAATGGTTTATGCAACTAAAAAACTGGCTTCTTGGTAAAAGGGTAACTTTAAACAATGATTGGGTTAATCTAAAAAAAGATGTGGATCTTGAACACAACCGCATCGAACAATCGGAAAAGATGAAATCTTTGAGAAAACGAAAGGCCAAAAAGAATTTAGTTCTTTTCAAAGATTAGCGCTTGATCGTGCCCCAAATCTCGTCCTGACGCAATAGCAAGTATTCTTTTTGTTGAAATTCAATAGAGCTTCCTGCTACACGTGAGAACATGATTTCATCACCCGGTTTATAATGCATTGGCAAGCCTTCTTTCCCCTCCCCGACAGCGATGACGACCCCTTTTTGGCCTTTGGGTTTATTATTTTCGACCACAATCTTTCCGTAGAGCACTTCTGCCTCTTGCACAACTTGCGCTAGAACTCTGTCGCCGTGGGGAATTAATTGCATAAAACTCCTTAAAATAGAAAGGGGGCCGTTTGCTACAGCCCCCCGGATGAACGCTAATTGGGTGATTCTGAATATATTTCTTGGCTTTTTTTTAAGCAATTTCTATTTTTAAGATAAATGGTGCTACATGCCAAAGCCGACAAACCCCGCGTTATACTCTAAGGTCAAGTCCGAGGCCAAAAAGAAGTTCAAGGTATATCCGTCCGCTTACGCGAACGCTTGGCTTGTTAAAACATATAAATCCCGAGGCGGTGGCTATGAGTCTTAAAAAGTGGTTTGCCGAAAAGTGGGTGAATATCGGTAAGAAGGCCAAAAACGGTTCTTTTGAGCCCTGTGGACGTTCCGAAGCTAAACTTGAGTCAAAGGATTACCCCAAGTGCGTTCCGCTCTCTAAAGCAAAACAAATGAGCCCCTCTGAAATCAAGTCCGCTGTTCAACGCAAAAGGGCTGTAAAACAAGGTGTAGGCGGTAAACCAACAAACGTTAAAACCGATGCACCTACTCGCTCTAAACCATCACGCTAAAGTTTTGGAGTACCCATGGCAAAATACAAAACGCAAAAAGAGGAAGCGGCAACCATAGAAGAAAACGTGGCCGAGCTCGTATGGCGCACTGAATCCAGGAAGCTTAAGGATTTAAAGGAGCACGGTAAAAATCCAAGAAAGATTACCAAAGACCAGATGGAAAAGCTGAAGCAGTCCTTGAAGAACTTTAACTATGTGGAAACCATCGTCGTTAATACAGACAACACCATTCTTGCCGGCCACATGCGAGTCAGAGCTCTCAAGGCGATGGGGCGGGGAAAGGAAGAAATCGAGGTGCGGGTTCCAAACAGGATGCTTTCGCAGAAAGAAGCGGAAGAATATCTGATCCGCAGCAATAAAAACTCAGGAGAATGGGATTTGGACCGGCTCGCTACTGAATGGGAAATCCCAGATCTTCTCAACTGGGGATTTACCGAAGACGAACTCCAGTTCAAAGATCCTGAAATAATAGAAGCTCAAGATGACGGATATGAAGAAGAGCTTCCCGATGAACCAAAGACAAAGCCCGGGGATATTTACGATCTCGGGCGGCACCGGCTGATTTGCGGCTCCGCTACAGATTACAGCCATGTTGAAAAAGTGCTCGAATCTGAGCTGATCGATCTTGTCATTACAGACCCTCCATACAACGTGGCTTATAAAGGTGGAACAAAGGACAAACTCACCATTAAAAATGACGATCTTCCTAGCGAAGAGTTCGAATCTTTATTAAGGGAATTTTATATGAACGCCTTTGCTTTTATGAAGGAAGGCGCCGGGATCTACGTCTTCCATGCTGATGCCGAAGGCGAAAAGTTCCGCCGGTTTTTCCGGGAAGCAAATTTGAAGATGACCCAATGCTTGATTTGGCTGAAGAACTCTTTCGTCCTTGGAAGGCAGGACTATCAATGGCAGCACGAACCTGTCTTGTTCGGAGGAAAAGAGTACACCGACCACGATCCGGTCCTATATGGCTGGAAGGAAGGGGAAAAGCATCGCTGGTATAACAACCGGAAGCAGACCACTCTTCTTAAATTCGACAGGCCCCAGAGGAATGCCGAGCACCCCACAATGAAGCCGATTCCTTTGATCGGCTATCTGATTAACAACAGCTCGAAGAAAGACCAATTGGTTTTCGACTTCTTCCTTGGATCGGGAACAACCTTGATCGCTGCCGAGCAGCTTGGACGCAGATGCTTCGGCTGCGAACTCGATCCCAAATACTGCGATGTTATTGTCGACCGTTACAGAAAGTACAAGCTCCAGAAGAACGAGCCATGCGCCATTAAACTGAACGGTGAAGACTATGCCTAGAAAGCCTAAGTTTTGGAGAAACACCATGGCAAAATACAAAACCCCTGCTTGGCAGAGAGCCGAAGGACAGTCGAAATCTGGCGGTCTATCAAAAAAAGGAATCGAATCCTACCGACGCGAAAATCCGGGCTCTAAGCTTGCTATGGCTGTAACAGAGAAAGATCCGGGGCCTAAGCGTGAAGCTCGTAGAAAGTCTTTTTGCGCCCGTATGCAAGGCATGAAGAACAAACTTACATCAGCAAAAACAGCCAACGATCCTGACTCTAGAATCAATAAATCTCTAAAAAAATGGCGTTGCTAATTGGAAAAAATGATTGGTTTAAGTCTTTTTTCTGGCATAGGTGGACTTGAAAAAGCTGTTGAAGAGTACGTTGATACAAAGCACTATTGCGAAACCAATCCATTTTGCCAAAAGGTTTTAAAATGCCGTATGGAAAGTGGGGATCTTTCTCAGGGCACAATATGGGGGGATGTTAAAACAATATCCAAAAAAGAGATAGGCCATGTCGACATTATCACAGCGGGATTTCCCTGTCAGGACATCAGCATTGCAATTGTTGGAAAAGGCTTGGAAGGAGAGCGAAGCGGATTGTTTTTCGAGATCATTCGCTTGGCCAAAGAAATCAAGCCCCCTTTTCTATTCATTGAGAACGTGCCAGCAATCACCAGCCGCGGGGGAAAACGAGTCGTTAGTGAAATTGCCGAATTGGGGTATGATTGTAGATGGTGTATTATATCCGCTTCATCCCTCGGAGCACCTCACCAACGTAAAAGGTTTTTCCTACTTGCCCACACCCAAGGCGAGCGATGCGCATCGAGGAGCAGCCTCCCCGAGCCAAAGGAAAAGGGACAGCCCAGACCTAACAACAAAATTGAATGTGATGTATCAAACCCATGGCAAGAAAGTCCATCCCCACTTCTTAGAGTGGATGATGGGGTTTCCAATCGGGTGGACAGAACTCACGTTTTAGGGAATGCGGTCGTCCCCCTCCAAGCAAAAGTAGCCTTCAAATACCTGTGTGGATTGGGAAAAACTGCTGTGTAACAGTTACACAAAGTAGGGCAAATGGTTATGTTTTTGCATCGAGAAAAAGCCGATAGGACAAAAATCGGCACTCAGCTAAATTGAAAAAGACCCTTTGATGCTTGTTAGTCTATCCTTTAGCTTTTATGGGTCAAAAAGTGGCCGTCAGTGCGGTAATAGGATAGATTTTTAAAAAAGGGAGCTTTTCAGCCCCCCCAAAAACTGTAAACTAAAGGGCGTTACTCCTTTCCCGTCGCCGGGTGTTTAAAATTTGCTTCTTTCTGTAGCTCTCATGTTTTCATGGTCGCATTTGCAAAAGCAAATGTATATCTATACGTTATAAACGTCAATAAAAAAAAACAAATTATATACAATTCTTGTAAATTTATAATTTATCATGCATCTTGAAAAAAAAGGGTGCGGTATGGCTGAAAATTTCATCAAATCTGCTATTCAAAAACCGGGTGCCTTGAGAGAGGCTCTAGGGGTGAAAGTTGGTGAAAATATACCTGCTTCAAAGCTAAAGAAAGCCAAAAAATCCAAAAGCCCAATAACTCGTAAAAGAGCGGTTCTAGCTGAAACTCTGTCCAAACTTAGCAAAAAACGAAAAAAATAAAATGGTTTTTTGATGCCAAGAGATCTTTCGATTGTTAATGAGTATCACGACGCTTACGTCCAAGCTTATTACGCATGGAATCCCTATTACCCTCTGGCCGATCGTGATTTACGCTTCTATTTAGGAGATCAATGGGACGCCGGAGAAAAGCAGAAATTGTTTCAGGACAATCGAAATGCTTTTGTATTCAACCGCGCCCGATCGATCATTGATTTGATCGACGGATACCAACGCAAAAACCGGTTGTCCTCGGTTGTTATACCCATCGAAAACTCAGATCAACAAACAGCCGATCAGCTCTCAAAATTGCTGTTGTACGTCATGCAATACGGGGGTGGTTATGAAGCGATCTCCGATTGTTTCTCTGGAGCTCTCAAAACTGGATGGAATCTTTGTACTGTCTATATGGATTACGTTTCCGACCCTGTAGACGGTGATATACGGTTCGGGAGAGAGCCTTACTCGGGTTTTATCACCGATCCATACTTTACACGCCTAGATTTTTCTGACCTAGGTTACATGATCCGCCGAAAGTATCTGAATGTCAATCAAGCTGCGAGTTTATTGCCCGGCCAAGAGAAAGAAATTTACCAGCTCCATAAAATAGGCTGGTCTAGGGACGATAAATTTACATGGTTACCATACCAACAACAACCGAACGGTGAAGAATTAATCGCCTTTAACGAGTATTACAAGCAAGGTTTCAAGTCAATTAGTGTCTTAGTAGACATGGAATCAGGTGAATTTTTGGAATTTGATGGAGACCGCACCAAGCTTGAAGATTTCAGGGAACAATATCCCGAAATGAAGATGATTAAGCAAGCAAAACGGTTTATTGAGAAGCATATAATCTGCAACGAGCAATATATGCGCACCGAAACAAACCAATACGGCCTCAACGAGTATCCTTTTACGCCGTTTGTTGCGACTTTTCAGCCTGAATCGGATTTCTGGGAGCTAAAAGTGCAATCATTGATGCGCCCCATGATCGATCCGCAACGGGAAGCTAACCGTAGACGCTCACAAATGATCGATATTTTGGATTCTCAAATCAATTCTGGTTGGTTAGCTGAAGAAGATTCCGTTATAAACCCCCGTTCTTTGTTTCAAACGGCCCAAGGGAAAGTAATTTGGAAAAAAAAGAACTCGGGAGCTGTCGAAAGGTTACAACCTGCACAAATTCCCCCTTCCATGTTTCAATTGCAAGACCTGTTTGATCGGGATATGCGCGAAATTGTCGGCGTAAACGATGCAATGTTCGGTGTTCCACAATCAGGCAATGAAAGCGGCCTTTTGAACATGATGCGGCAAGCTTCTAGCGTCACAGGATTACAAACCGTCTTTGATAAATTGAGATTCGCCCAAAAAAATCTAAGCTCAAAAGTTCTCAAATTGATTATGTCGTGGTCTCCGAACAAAATACGCCGGATTCTTGGGGAAGAGCCTTCCGATGCATTCTTTGCGCCAATGGACGTAACTAAATTCGATGTAACGGTTCAAGAGGGCGTATTGACAGATACCCAACAACAAATGTATTTCCGTCAATTAATGGATCTCAAAGCTCTAACGGATCAACCCTCAGCAAGCCCAATTACTGCCGATATGCTGATTAAAGCTGCCCCGATACAAGGTAAAACCAACCTTATGCCTGAGGTTATGCAAAATCAGCAAAAGATCTTGCAAGCAGCCCAAAGCCAGCAACAACTTCAAAACCAGCTTGTCGGCTCTCAAGTCGAACTCGCCAAGTCTACCTCTATCTCCAATCTTGCACTCGGAAAAGAGCGTTTTGCTCGAGCAGTTGCAAATATGGGTCTTGAGGACGAAAGAGCAGCGCGTGCAGTTGCCGACCGTGCTAAAGCTAGCCTCGATAACATCAAAGCAGCCCAAGAGATCCAGAACATATCCCAAGACCAGTTATTGAAAGCCCTTCAAATCGTTAAATTGCTAGAGGGATTTTCAAGACAGGAAGAGGAAAAAATTAAAGACGATGACATTTCACTTTCTGCCCAAGCCGATCAACCGATGGCAACTCAACTGATGGGCGGTCAACAGCAACCGATGGAAAATGACATGCAAGCGCAACAATTAGCCCAACAAACACCACCACAAGGAGGGATGTTATGAAAAAAAATGGCTATGGCGGAAAGGGGATGTCCAAGGGATATGGCTCCAATGACCGTTACAGAGGTGCAATGAGCGGACGTATGGCAGAAGTTATGGGCCATGCTTCACCCGTTTACAGCATCGACACTATGTCCGAAGATGCAGACATGGGTAGAATGAGGTATATGAAGCAGGGTAACAGGGGTTATCCGGCTCAAGCCTTTCAATATGAGTATTAATTGGTAGATTATGCAAGAGACCGGTGAAACACGAGATGCAATAATCGAGGATGCGAATAAGCAAATAGAGAGGATCATTAATTCGAGAAAAAATTTGCTCGGAAAATATTGGATTGTCTTGTTTGCGAAACCCTCAAAGCATGTCGTAGATGGAAAACCGACCTTGGTTCAATGTATCAAAGCCTACGATGTCAAACCCCAAGCACAAGTCGGAATGATAGTCGGGGAGGTACAACCTAACGGAACGATCCATTGGGAAGTAGATATGCCCCAAGTACCGTTCGATTTTGACAGGCTCCAAGAATTCGGAGCGGAGCGTTGTGATGAAGTGATCGTGGAAACAACACGCATTCCAAACGCATATATAATTAAGTGAAGCCAACAATATGGGCTAAATCATGACAATAAATGATATGGGCGTAAGCGCGGAGGTCGCCACTCCACAAGACTCAACACTAGAAATGGTTTCTGCTAGTGTTTTTAATGAGCAAAAGCAGCAAAACGAGTCTTTGCAACAAGAACTTCGATTGATAAAGGATCATCTTTCTTTACTTCAAGCGAATCAATCCAGAGCGCCAGAAAAAAAAGTCGACGAATTTGAAGGAATGGCCGACGATGATATTATGACCGTAGGGCAGTTTAAAAACGTGGCCCAAAAGTATAATACCCAGCTTAGGATGAGCGTTGAAGAGCTTAAGATATCCCAAAAATATGCAGACTATCAGGAAGTCGTAACAAAATATTTACCAGAAGTTTTGAAACAAAATCCCAGCTTGTACAATTCCCTGCAACAAACTCAAGATTTCGAACTAGCCTACTATTTGGCCAAAAATTCTGAATCCTATAAGACCCAACACAAGACAACAAAACGCAATGCCGATGCAGAAAAAATCGTGAAAAATGCATCTCAAAGCGGTACTTTGTCCTCGGTGGGTGGGGTTTCAGGTCTTCAGGCCACAAAGAAATATAAGGATATGACGGATGCCGAGTTTAAGTCGGAAATTGCTAAAAATCTGGGGTATGTATGAGGTTTTAAATGTCAATTACTACTACAGCAGTTCTGCCACCGGCAGTACGTGAGTATTACGACAGACTTTTGCTGATGACTGCCTATCCGCAACTTATCTACACAAAGTTTGCTCAAAAAAGAATTCTCCCCGAAAAAATGGGTGATACAATCGTTTTTAGACGCTATAGCCGTCTTGCAACGGTACCAATCCCGTTGGTAGATGGGGTCACACCACCCGGAGCCCCACTATCTGCAACAGATATCAAGGCCCAAGTATCCTTTTATGGAAACTTTGTAACAATTACCAACCAAGTCGAATTGACCGTTGAAGACCGCGTCCTAAACGAGTCTTCAAGGCTATTAGCGCAAAATTTAGCGCAGACAATCGACGAGGTTACACGAGATGTATTGGCCTCGACCTCGTCGACCCTGCAATGCTCAAACGGAGTTAACGGGCAAACCCCCACGGAGCTCACAAAAGCGGATATTGACGCAGCTGTAAAAACTTTGCTTGGCAATGATGCGGAGATGATCTCTGAGGTAGTCCCCGGCGCTAATCTCTTCGCGACAAGCCCGATCAGACCAGCTTTTTTTGGTTATATTGATACCGATTTGCTGGACGATCTTGAAGCGGTTGCCAACTTCGTTTCGACATCTTCATACGCTGCACAGCAAACCGTTCTTGACTCGGAATGGGGTGCCACCGGAAATTGCAGATGGTTATATACATCTGTGGGCTCCGTTAGTAGCGCGTCTCCGCCTGTTTATAACAACTTCATCATAGGCCGTGAGGGTTATGCCGTTGTGCACCTGAGAAGTGAGACTGGGGAGTTCTATATTGAACCTCTCGGATCAGCAGGAGCTGCAGATCCATTGCATCAAAGAGGCTCTGTAGGATGGCAACATCCGTTTGTAAGCAGAATCTTGAATGATGCTTTCATGATTAACTTAACCGCAACCCACTCGTAAGGAGGAGATATGTCACAATTATTTACCTATAGCTTTACGTCTGCAGCGGTACCGGTTAATGAAGATATTAACGTCGGATTTACTCCTGCAAAATGTGAAGTATATGTTCAAACCACGGCCGGATCATCCGCTAACCCGGGTGTAGTCCAAGAAGCCATCCGTACTGATACCATGGTTAACGGTGAGGCACTCATTAGAAAGAACACTAACGGCGCAGCCACGCTAACCTCAGCTTTCATAACTTCTGGGGGTATTTCCTTTCTAACTAGTGGTGCCGTGTATGGGTCGTCAATTACGGGATTCACAAACGCTAACCCCGGAGTGATAACCGTTTCAAACGCTGCTGCGGCTGGATTCGCTGCTGGTGATTTGGTTCAAGTGGCTTCCGTTGCAAATACTGGAGCTGGAACAAGCTTGAACGGTCAATTTACCGTAGCTTCCGTTTCTGGCAACTCAATCACACTGACAGCTAACACTTCCGCTTATGGGGTGTACGTGTCAGGCGGATTTCTAACAAGAGTGTCAAACTCTTCAGGAGTCCCGATTGCAACTCAAAACATTGGTGAAAATTTCGTGAGAATTGGAACCGGTGCTCAGGCTGCATCTTCTGAGATCCACGTTGTTATTTACGGCAAAAACTCAGTAGTATAAAAATAAAAGTAGTATGGGGGCTTTAAATGCTCCCATCTACCCCCAAACTGGTATAAACCGCAGGTTAAAGATGAGTACCTTAAAAGATAAAGCCCGTTCTTCCGATGAAAAATTCTTAAAAAGCTTACCGATTATCGGTAGGGTCCCAAGTTCCGAAAGGGAAGAGGAATTTTTACGAGAAATATGCGAATTTGAGTTCTACAACTTAGAAGAACCCGGGCTAGCAATCAAGTTTCCATACGGAAGCACGCGAAATCATCACAATTTTAATTTCTGGCATGGTGGAAAATATCGCGTTCCCAGACATGTCGCACGGCATCTAGAATCTTGTAATACTCCTATTTGGGACTGGCGCCCCGATGGAACCGGCAGAATGGTAAAACAAAAAGTCGGCGAAAAACCAAGATTTCAAATGAGACAGGTTTTTGGTGGTTAATGGCTATTTGGGATCTAGCAGCAATTCGGCTCAAAACACGGCAAGTTACTGGCCGTTATAGTGAGGATGAGCTATCAACTTCACGCCTTGATAATTACATCAACCAATATTATCAGTACACCTTTCCGGCCGAGGTAAAGCTTGATCGCCAATATACCTATTACACCCTCCTAACGTCAGCAAATCAAGCCTACTATGATCTACCCGTGGGATACACTAACTTAGTGCCTCCTGCTCAGATTAATTTTCAAAGCTTGCTTTGGTATCAAGACCCGGCTCTTTTTTATGCTCAAAATCCCCTACAGCTTTATTTTCAAACGCCGTTTACGGGCGATGGCTCGACGACTTCTTTTACGACCACTCAGACGGGTTTTCCGATCATGCCCGGTACGTTGGTTTGTACTGATAATACTGAAACTTTCCAAGATACTAACAAAAATTGGACAACTTCTAACGTTAGCATTACTGGCGATTTAGGGGGCCTTCTAGTTGTCAATTATGATACTGGAACCGTCTCCGTCACCTTTAATACGGCCCCGGCAAATGGGCAAGTTATCTATTTGTCTTACGCTCTTTTCAATCCGGGTCTTCCGCAAAATGTTTTGATGTTCAATAACCAGCTTCAATTTAGCCCTGTTCCCAATACCGCGTACACATTCCAATGCAAGGCCTATAAAGTGACAGATCCTTTGGTAAATGCTACTGATAGACCGCCACTAGACGAATGGGGGCCTACCATTTCTTATGGGGCTGGGCGCAATATCGCTGCGGATTTTGGGGAAATTGACCTATACGGGACTTTGACCGCCTTGTATAAAGAGCAAGTGGCCTATATTTTAACAAGAACGGAGCAGAACCTGTTAAATATCCGATCCGTTCCAAGCTTTTAAGGATTATTTATGCCATGGAATACAAATCTACCGGCTGACACAACTAAAATAAGGGATTTAGGGGTCGTTATTCGTGCCAACAACACAGCAATAGCCGGCGGTGATGTCTCTCTTGCCCCTCCTCGGTGGAATATTTCAAACTCAGGCGGTGTTCCACCAGCCCAAGCCAGCATGGTTCGTTTTTATGGTAACAACGACAGCGCCGGAAATGCTCAGATTTTCGCAATTGATCCCGCAAGCAAAATCTCTCGTATTACCTCGACGCCTATTCAAAGCGCTTTAGGTGCTACGGTGGTGTGTGCTGGATCGGGTGGGGCGGTAACCTTTAATTACAACAATACCTATAAGATACATACACAAGGTCATTTTACTGTTGGGGGGGTTAGTTATCCTGCATTTGAAATTGTAGGGCGTTTAGTGGTTGTTAGCACAGCAGCTAGCGGACCAAATCAAGTTACCATGCCTTGGCCTTTTCCTTTTTTAGCTGGTTATCCGTTGTCTATTCAGCTTACAGGATTACACCCGGGTAGCGTCGTTCCGCATCTTGTAAGCTTTACAAATACCGATTTTGTTGTGTTCTTTCCGGGATCGACAAGCACCGCAGGTTGTGAATTGCATTTAAGAATTTTAGGGGTTTAATGTCGTTAGAGCCGTTTGTAATTGCACCTTTTAAGACTGGCCTGCTCTCAGATGTAGAGCCATGGTTAGCCCCTCCGGATGCATTTGTAACGGCTTCAAATGTCCATGTGCGTCATGGATACGTCGAAAAACGGGATGGCTATTACGAATTCGGCCAATTAGTAAAGACCGATACCAATGTAAACATCACCGGTATTACTCAAGCAAACCCCGGTGTAGTTACAGTAAGCAGCGTTGGATCGCTCGTAACAGGTGACCGGATCTTCATCAGTGCGGTCGGTGGGATGACGGAAGTTAATGACCGGGCTTTTACCATTTTAAATGTTGTTGGTCTAACATTAGAGATCGATCAAGACACGACGCTCTACACCCCTTATACGGCTGGCGGTGTTTATGCCCAGATTATACCCGATGGCGACAGAGTTATGGGCGTTTCGCGCTATCTAAGATCGGATGCTGATAATTTAAATCTTGCTTTCAACACGACACGAGCCAATTTATACAACGACGGCATCAAAAAATACGAGCCACTTGACGCTAGCCCGATTATGTCCGGTTCTCCTTTCGATTATATATGGACATGCCAGCTACAATCCCCACAGCTCCCGAACCGCTTATATTTTACAAATGGAAAAGTATGGGACGGGGCTAATTTAGACGGGATACGCTTCTTTGATAACAGCGGAATCAATACGACCACATTGTTTACGCCACAGCTTACGAACAATGCGAATGAGTTGCTTTATGGGGCCAAATTGTTGTTCACGCTTGGAGATCGGCTGATAGCCCTCTCTACTTTTGAATATGACAATGCCACTTCCGCGGTTATCACATACCCCCAAAGAATGCGATTTTCAGCAGCGAATAACGTCAGTCTATGGAATTCAGTTACGCCCGGTGGTGGAAATTACGCCGACGCATCTACAGGCGATCAAATTGTGTCCGCAAGAGCGCTCCAGAACCAAATAATCGTATTTTTCACTAATTCGGTATGGAGAATCCGGCAAAGACAAGGTGACCCAAAAGCCCCTTTCTTGTGGGAAAAAA